GAACGCGATCCGAAACGAATATTCCGCATCGCCGAACTGCAGCGCGACCGTGCCGTCCTCGACGCTCATGGCATCGCCCTGGCGTCACGGGCGGGCGGCGCCATTCGACGCGAAACGCCGCGGGTGTCACGGGCTTCCTCGTCGGCAACCACGATCACCTCTGGCACGACAGCGCCGTCGGACACGATCGACACCGTCATCTGCACCTTGTCGCCGCGCTCGCCCGTGATGGCGAACTCCTGCAGCTTGGCCGGCATGATCCAGGCGTACTCAGGCGGGCTTCCCAACTCGATGCGGATGTTGCGGGTGTCGCCTTCGTTCCACCAGTCTTCCCATGTGGCAAAACTCTCGGCGGCCACCACGCCAGATCCGGCAATGGATGCCTGGTAGCTGACCACGTCGCGGCCGAGCCATGACGGCGCGTCGGGTTCATCGCAGTCGGGAATGTTGGTGTCGTTCAGGTTGGCGGTGCGGGTGAAGCCTTTCGAGGTCAGCCCGCACGGGTCCGTGAATACCTCAGGCGAAGCGCCGTCGCCGATCTTGATCAGGAACTTTGAGAACGGATAGGTGGTCGCGATCGTCATTGGCTTGCTCCAATAAAAAAACCCCCGCCGTTTTCACGACGAGGGCAAGGTTTCAGGCTTCGGTGGTCCGGCTAGTCGGTAAGAGCGTGGACGGTGATGACGGCATGCGCGGTGATGCCATCGGGATCGCGCATGTATTGGGTTTGCTCCACCGTCATCTCGACCAGCCGCGGCGGCGCATCCAGAACGATCGGCGCCAGGTCCAGCGCCTTCGCCACCGCGGCGCCGAGTTGCTTGACTTGCACAGTGTCGGGACCGGCGGCCCAGCCGTCGAGCGTCACAAACGCTTCGCCGCCATCGAGACAGGTGCCATGCTCGGGCAGCATCTGGAACGGCCCGAACGACAGATACGGTTTGACCGCCCCGCCAGGCACCGCGTCATAGATGCGGCCGGCGATGATGGCGTTGACACCGGCGTCGGCTTTCAGGACGGCGACCAGCGCCTTCTGCAATTGCAGCGACGGGTCGGTGTAGCTCATACCGCCACCCCGGTTTCAGCAATCATCTCGATCCAGATGCCGTGCTGGCTGTTGCCGATGAACGGATCGATCGCGGTGCGAATGTTGAATTCGGTGCCGCTTTCAACCTCGGTCGCTTTCCAGTCGGTGGTCACCAGCCTGGTGTCGGGCGATCTGCGCACCGTCAGGATCACCGGTTGCCTGCCGGCCAGGCGCGCGGCATCCACCGCTTCGCCGCCGATCTTGGCGGTGATGCTGCCGGATACCGTGAAGCGATCGGTCCACCCCGTTGACGGATTGCCATACTCATCGTCGACTGTGTCGCGCTCGGCAAACTTGAGGCGGTAGCGCAGCACGCCAGCGCCATATTCCGGAGCCGCCATTTAACGCTTGCCCCTTGGCCGAAAGGCGGCACTGGCATCGCGGGTTTCATAAGTGCCGGCAGGATCGGAAGGCAACGCAATCCTGCCGGCGCCCGCTCGCTCGATTTGCAGGGCAGCTGCTTCAAGCACGCGGGCATAGGTGACGCCGCCATGAAATCGCACGGTCTTGCGCCGATGCGGCCGATAGTCGAAATCGCGGAACAACTCGACGGTTTTCATTGAACTTGAAGAATGCCGAGCGAGCCGTCGAAATCTATCGTAAAGTTCTGGCCTGACGCCAGCGACACCGCGGTGCCGTTGTCCCAGTATCCGATCAATGGCGTGGTGCCGGTCGTGTTGTACAGCACCACATACCGGAACGTCCCCATCGCACTGGCGCCGGCCGTCCACGACACATCTGCCAGCACGAGCTTGTAGAGGCCACCGGTTTGTGCCGACGAGGAGATCGTCGGCGTGACGCCTCCAGTCGTGTACCCGTTGCCGTTGGCGATCTCCGACGAGGCTATGCCGCTGGTGTAGACCGTCGCCGATTGCGTCGGGTCCGTGTTGGTCAGCATGATCTTGAGAACATCAGACCCGAGATTGTGCTTCTTCTCGCACACGTCCTCGACAAAGCAGAAAAATTTTGTGAACGGTTTGATAGCCATCGAAGTCTCCCTATGGAAGTCCAGCGTTGCGCGCAGCCAGTGCCAGCCAAGCCTTGTCCATGTTGGCGTAGGCTGTCGTTGACGTGAATTGGGTGTCGTAGGCGTCAGGCGCACAGTGCCCCCAGCGATTGTCCAGCGTGACAAAATCGGCAGGCATCGCAAATGCCGGATCGGTGTTGAAGGCGTTAAACCACGATATGTAGGCGTCGGCCCACGCCTGACTTCTTTTGCAGGCGCGCAGAAACAGGTATTGGTCGGTGTATGTTTCATAGTGGATCACACCGGACACGGAAGATGTCCCACCTGAAAATGTCGCAGTCGATCCCGGCCCCGGCGTTGCTGTCGCAATCGGTCGCAGCGTCGTTAACCCGTCGCTGATGCCGGGGCCAACGATGTAATGGCCCACATCCATCAATACATCGTTGCCAATGTTGGTGAGGTTATTAGTGCCGCTTGTCACCGTGCAGGTGTTGTTGCCAGACAGATTGATAAGCAAATTCCAGCCACCCTCGTAACCGATCAACTGCTTGCCAAACTGGGTGTATATACCGGCCTTGTACTGAGGCAGCATGCTGATGTAATGCGCGATTTGCTCGCCCGAGCCTGCGAGCATCTTGTTGTTCACGAAAGCAGCGCAGTCAGCCTCCTGCGCCGTTGGGTTTCCAATGTGACTGATCCACGATGCTGTGAGTGAAGCCAGCGTATCAAACCCGGAGGGGTCGAAGTATGCTGCAATGGCGAAGTAATCATGCTCCGTCATCGGCACTATGTGAGATGGATTTAGAACGTCGTTCAGCGTGTGGACGTTGCCCTCGCACCTGTCTTGGTTTCTGCTACTGTAGCCAATCGCACCTTGACCGCCCATCACATATTTCAGACGTGGGTTACCGGGGAAGGCTGCTTTTACATCGCGCACCATGATCTGCGAGCGCAGCGTGGCGTAGCTGCTCCAGTCGCTAATGGTAGTGCCGGGATATCGGAACGTACCGCGAAAAGCATAATATTGCGTATTGGGCGGCGTACCAGCCCACGTCTCGTTGGAGTTCTCGACGTAGACCTTGATCCCCGGCGACAGCCCCGGATAGCTTCCACCATTGCCGTTCAGTAATACGCCGAGAAAGTTGGTGATGAAGTTTTCACCGCTGGTGTAGTCCGGGTCCATTGAAAGCAGCGACGCATTCGGCATCGGAACCCAGCAATCTATTACCTTGCTCGACGCGGCGTTCAACTCGTTCATAATGGTGCCGATAACTTCGACCGGCGCGCCAATATTAGGCGGATCACACCTGTTCGGACCAGTACCAGTGCAAAGCCACGCCCCCATCGTCGGCACGCCCGCCGTGTTGAATTTCCCGCTGATTGTCTTGTCGAAGTGAAACGTCATATAGCTGGGGCCACCGTAATATCCGGTGCCATACAGCCCAATCGGCTCCCATGCACTGGGCCTCATTACAGGGTAGGCCACACGGTCGCTGCCGGTGCCTACTTGCAGCGTCGCATACTGACACACGATATAGCTGCCAGTGTAAGCCCCGAAATCAACCGTGCTGATGCCGATGGTGAACTGCGTCGTGGGGTTGGTGCCGTCTAGCGTGATCTGAACCGGCACATAATTGAGTTGCGTCATGCCGGTGGTTATGTTCGGGATTATCACCCAGTCCCCCGTGGCAAAGCCGTGCGGAACGCTGGTGGTGACCTTGCCGGGGTTGGCATTGGTGATAGCCGAAATTGTTCTGTTGTCGACCGAGCGGACCAGTCCAGTGACCACCCGGCAGCAAGCCACCTCGCCGTGCTGCATGGATGTCGGCGTTCCCGTCACCGCCGAAACCGTCCAAGCGTTGGCTGTACCTGTCGCATCTCCGTAAGGACGCGACACGTTCCAATTGGTCCCGGTCCACGAAGCGTAAGTGGGCGGCGTTCGTTCCGACCAGCGTCCATGATGCCCGCCGTTGACCCCCATCATGTCCAAAAACCTGAACGCCGAGGGGGCTTCTGCCACCTGCATCTGCACCCAGTCGGAGCAGAGGATTTTTCCGGCAATCAAATCCGCCTCATCCACGGCGCGATAGAAACGCATGTTACGCAAGTAATGTCCTGCGTTGCTAGGATCGGTGTTGGGGAAGTTGTAATTCAATTGCTGCATCGGCCCGGTATAGGTGAACACCACGCGAAACGCACCCGCGCCACCCGTCAGCGTCCAGTTGCCATTGCCGTTGACTGTGACATTGCTTGAAAGCCCCATATTAACGGTATAAGTGGCAATACCCGGCAGGGCTATTTTCCCGCTACCTATACCGTCAAACACATAGTTTCCAGCGTAGTTGAGCGACGAGCGCATGCGGAAACCACCACCAAACGGTTTGCCGTTGGCTGCATTATTCGGATAGCCATTCGCGTCGAGGATGGTGCTATTCCACTGAGCGCCAGTAAACCAGACAGCGTCCGCCGGACCCCACGCATCCTGCATCTTGAAGTGGTCGATGTACATATAATTATAGACACCGTTGCCGTCGACGTTGCGCACGCTGCGTCGATTAGTCGGAGGAACCGGCGGAACGTAATCACTAGCTGTCTGGGTTCGAAAATACCCCATCACAGGCTCGCTATCTGGTTAGCGCCCATGCTCGACGAGACACTGCCATTCCAACCGGCAATCTCGGTGATGTAGCCGGTGAAGGCATCGCCGCCGCCCGACACGCCGACAGCAAGAGCGCCACCGAATGCAGACGTTCCGATATTTGAAGGTGCAGTGTTCACGCCACTCGGGGACGCGACAGAAGCGATGTTGATAAGACTGGATGCGCCGCTGAACAGGGACTGCGTGGCGTACCAAGTATTATTGGCGCTGGTGCCGAAGGGATTAAGCCCGCCTCCTGCAAACAGGAAGAATGTATTTGTGCCGTTCTCAAATCCGAAGCGCGTACTTGCTGCGGCACCTTGCGCCACGCCACTGCGGAAGCCTGCAGTCATCGCGGTGCGGTTGCAAACCACCGACAGGGTGCAGGGTTGCGCGGAAACCGATGGCGATATGGTACCAGACAATTGGCGCGGAACTGTTGCATCGAATGTGAGCGCCGCCCGCCCCGCCGTCAGCCCCGGTGGGCTGATGGTAAGAACGGGACAAGCAGCAATACTTCCTTGCGACAAGGTAGCCCCGCTACCAGTTTGATCGTACCAGTCGACTACATACGCCGTGCCGTGATTGCCGGGAGGACCGCTCCATGCGGCCAATGCTGCATAGTCCAGCAATCCAGTAGGCAGAATTTTGAGGGTTAGAAAGTTGCCAAACCCGCTATCAGCAATCCTAAGCGCATTGGTGGTGCCGCTCAGTTGAGCGTTGCTGTAGGCACGCAAACCGTAGAAGCAGACGGCACCCGCCGTCAGGTCGCCCGGCCCGGTGTAGGCCAATGCAGGCGCTACCAGATTGGCACTCTGCCCCGCCAGCACGAACTTGTTGGTCACGCCGCTATTGTCGGCCTGCATTACAAACTCTGTGATCGGCTCCATGTCCTCGCCGGTCACCGAGAAGTATCCGGTCAGCGCATGCAGGATATTCGGCGTCGGGTCTTCATAAGTCATCGCCGTGCGCGCGATCAGCCCTCGCGAAATACTCATGCTCTCGGCATCCAGTAGGTCGAAATGATATCCGTCATCCAGCCCGGCGTTTGCGCCTCGGTGCCTGGCACCAGGATCTCGCGGTTTTCATAGAGGTGGCTGGTATACCTAAGTATAGCGTCGGTAATGCCGGGATCGATCTCGTCGGCGTCGGCGTAACCAGACGGCATCGTCACCACCATGCCGGCGGCGAAGGCACCCTCGATCGCGTATAGTCCGATGCCATGGGTCGACATCGATGTCAGCGCATAGTTGGCGGAAACGTCGCCGCTGCCGTTGGCCGCCACCGTGAAGCTGTTAACCGGCGACACCGGCACCGTCGCAACCTCTTCGCAGAAATCACCCTCGGCCGGCGTCCATGTCCACGTCACCGGATTGACCGAGACATTGGTGACCCGCTCGAACCAGTTGATGGCCCGCTTGATGGCGTCGGTGATGTAGAGGTCGTCGTAAGTGCCATCGACCCGCAGATGGGACTTGGCGAGCGGCAGCAACGCCGCAGGCAATGCCGCGCGGTCCAGTCCGCTGGCGATAATCATGCTTCCACCTGCCGGTAGTAGCGTTCGATCACCGGCATCAGGTCGCAGGACAGCACCGTCCCATCCGAGCGCAGCATCATCAGCGTGGTGTCCGATATCGTCATTTCCTCGATCCCGATGCCGTCGGCGCCGCGGTCACCCTTGGCGCCGCGCTCGCCGGCTGGCCCCTTTTCCCCTGGCCTCCCCCGGACGCCCTTGGCGCCGAGCATCCAGCCAGGCCCCGGAAGGTCGCCAGGATCGTCACAAACGGCCCTCCATTCGCTGCCGTTGTGGCAGACCACATCCATGGCCCGATATTGCGCCGACGCATCCCACAGGCCCCGCGCCTCGCCGGGATAGGCATCCAGACCGCGTTCGCCCTGCGGCCCCGGTTGCCCTGCCGGCCCCGGCGGCCCGATGTCACCCGCCAGGCCCCGTGGCCCCGGATCGCCCACCGGCCCGCGCTCGCCCGCTGCGCCCCGTTCCCCAACCGGTCCCGGCGTCCTGATGACGTTGCCGTAGGCATCGATCAGTTCCGTCAGCCTGGCTTCCAGCGCCACCCTGG